TCATGAAGTTGGAAGATGGAGAAATGGATATCTGTCCGAATTGTGGCACCCATCTGAAGATTGAGACCACCACCCGTAAATCATGCCGGGATAATGAATACTTTAATATCATCACCACCTGTCATGGCTTTCAGGTCTTTAGGTATTTCTATATCAGAAAAGAGTTCCATTCCGGAAAGGAGGCATCGTATTGTATAAGAGAAGTTGTCCAGAACTGGATGTCTGCCGATGGGAAATTCAAAACAATGGCCCTGCTTGCAAACATGCACTCGTATTATCGCGATGCATGGTGTCTTGGCACTGACCTTGAAATAAGAGCGAACGACAAAGAGGCTTATCACATCGGCTGTGATGCTTGTTATCCTGTACGCCGTTATCTGTCGGCATGGAAAAAATACGGATTCAAAGGAAAGGTGCATAGTATATACGCTCTTGACTTCTTCCGTTTGATCAGCACGGACAGTACTGCTGAAACCCTCCTGAAAGCCGGACAGTATGAATTGCTTAGGATGTTTTGCGCAGGCAAGGATTATGAGATAAAAAGAACATGGCCTACAATCAAAATCTGTATGCGTAACAACTATGTGGTAAAGGATACCTCCATGTGGTTTGACTACCTTGATCTCCTGGGAGATGAAGGCAAGGATCTCCGTAACGCTCACTATGTTTGTCCTGATAATCTGAATTCCGCTCATGACTTTTATATGGAAAGGAAACGCAGAAAAGAAGAAAAGGAACGTCGTCAGCGTGATATGAAACAAATGGAGGCACTGAAAAAATACGAGAAGGAGTATGAGAAGCTCAAATCGAGATTCTTTGATCTAAATATTTCTGATGGTAACATCATCATAGTCCCTTTAAAAAGTCTCGATGAGTTTAGACAGGAAGGTCAAATCATGCATCACTGCGTATTCACGAACAACTATTTCAGAAAAAAAGACTCTTTAATCCTCTCTGCCCGCATCGGTGAAAAACATATTGAAACCATCGAGGTGGATCTGAGTAAGTTTCAGGTAATCCAATCACGTGGTATATGCAACAAGGATACCGAGTATCATGGACGAATTATTGATCTCGTAAAAAAGAATATGAACTTAATACGTCAAAAGCTGACGGCATAAAAAAGATCTAAATATGGCAAGACCATTAAAACAGGGACTGGATTATTTTCCTTTAGATACAGATTTCTTATCTGATAGGAAAGTACGCAAGATAATAAATGCTTGTGGCCCAAATTCCGTCACTATACTAATTTGCCTGCTATGTAATATCTACAAGGATAAAGGGTATTACATCGTGTGGGACAAAGAAATGCCTTTTGATATTGCTGATATAGTCGGGGTATCCGAGGGCGCTGTAAGTGAAGTCGTGAAGAAGGCCCTACAAGTGGAATTATTCGATAACACCCTGTATAGAAAGTTCCATATTTTATCTTCCCGTGGTATTCAAAATAGATTTAAAAGCTGCACTTCAAAAAGGAAAGATGTTGAAATTATCCCTGATTTTTGGATTAATGACGTCAATAACTCGATTAATGACGTCAATAACTCAATAAATGTAGGTGATAATGAACAAAGTAAAGTAAATAAAAGAAAATCTTCTCCCCCACATATACGCGTGGGAGAACTGTTTCCGACTGATAGTTTTTTCGACAAGTCTTTGGACGATTGCTATACCGAACTTAAATCGAACCGATCGTGGGCGGAGACAGTAACGATGAATACTCGTTCTTCCGGAAACCCTGATTTCACATTAGAGGATTTTCACGAGTGTCTGAAGCTGTTTTTCATGGAGCAACAGAACAAAGGCGAAACATCAAAATCTCCTAAAGATGCGATGTCCCATTTTGCCAGTTGGTTGAAAATTGAACTTAAAAACAAGAAAGATGAACGGAGAATTAATAAAAGCAGGGATACAGGCGGTGCTAAGCCCATTGCAGATAGTCCAGGAGACAGCAGTGATCCGAAAGGAGTTAACTCCGATACAGCAAGCCTTACAAGCTGGATCGACGGCCTCTCAATTGGTCGCTGAATGGAGTGGAACAATCGCACAGTTGAACTGTAATGTCTCATTGTGTGACGTAGCCAATGCCGGGAATATCCCTACTCTGGCCGACGTAAACAGGAGTTTTAGCAATTCAACATCGGTAGAGATTATCACGCAGCATTTGAAGTCAGTACTCAGCTATGCCGGTGTTGAGTTAACCGATGCCCAGCTAGCGGAAACAGCTCTGTCGATATTGTCCAGCTACTGGTATCTGAACCTGGCCGAGTTATGTATCTTCTTCTCTCAGCTAAAAAACGGCAGCCGTGGGCAGTTCGTTTGGGGATCGAAGATAAACAATCAAGCGATCATGGTGGCGCTTGCCGATTTCTGCAAAGACAGGCGTCGTGAAATCGAACGTAAGGAAAGCGCAAAGATACGTCAAGACACGGAGAATGGATATTCACGATCTGAGATGCTGAGTAAGGATATCGTTCTAGGTACGAAAGGCATTCGAAATACTAGAGAAGAAGCTATGCAGAGTTTCGAGGCCTTCTTAAAGTTCTTTCCATATCTACCAGACAGATACCCCCCGGAAGTACTTTGGAGAGCATGGAGAGGCGACAATGAAGCCCTGCAAACGATTTACGGTGATAAGATTCCCGCTAAAGAAGTCGCAGAGAAAGATATCGGGATGTATTTATGCAACTACAATATTGCTAAGAGTA